CGACACTCGCAGCAGGCCCTCATACGTTGAATCCTGCCCCAGATTGACCTTGTCGGTGGTCTGGTTGGTGCCGCCGCCCTGCTGCACGGGGGTGAAGCCCAGCGCATCCTGCTTGGCCGCCTGTAGCTGCGGGATGGTGTCGTAAAACGGCGCGCCGGCCGCCTGCGCGATCATGTCCGCCGTGATGGACGTGGCCCCGGCGGGAACGGTTATGGTCCACAGCGGATATGCGCCATCCGGCACGGACACGCCAATGCCGATCTGCGCCATGTCCTGCCGCACGGTGGGCGCGGTCTTTCCGCTGTTATCGGCACCGGCATAGGTCACGGACGGGTCGGCGGCATTGTAGAACGGCAGCACGGTATCATCCGTATCGACCGTGGCGGGCGTGACATACACGGTATAGGTCGCCCCTGCCCCCGGCACCGCCAGCGTGACGGGGTCGCGGCTGGCGTACTGGCGCACCAACGCGCTGGACACGGCGGCAAGCGTGCCATAGGCGGATGCATCCACCACGCCGGGGGCCAGCAGCGAACCGGGGGCGATCACCAGCGTAAGCCCGCTGCCCGGCGTGCAGGCAAAGCCGCTGGCGGCCACGGTGGACCAGCCGTAAGCCATGGCCGCAAGCTGGCCCAGACCCACATACGCATTGCGCTGGGCGTTCAGCTGGTCGCTGTCCAGCGGAATCTGCGCGGGGTAGACGATCTGTCTGTCCATTATTCAGGGTTCTCCACGTCCTGAACCCACGCGATGGTGCCTGCGGGCATCACATCGGCCATGCGGTCCAGTGTCTGTGTTGCGGGCGGGTCGGTGTCACCCGTGGGAAGCTGGGCAAAAAGCTGGAAGGGGGCTGCGCGCGAGCCATAGCGCAGGGCGGCGACGCCATACCCGTATCCGCCGCCAATGGCCGGGCTGGCCATGCTGGCAATCCCCTTGCAGTCGGCTGCGTTGCGCGGTTCGATCACGCGGCCTGCGCTGCCCACTTCATCGGCAATGGTGTTGACCACGTCGGGCCGCGTGCCCAGCGAGGGGAACAGGGCTTCCTCGATGCGGGTGCGGAAGGCATCATCACTTTCGCCGGGGTTGCGGGTCAGCATGGTGCCAAAGAAGTCGGTTGCGAACATGTCCAGGAACGCGCCGGTCATGGTGGCTAGGCGGGTCTGGTCTGCCGTTCCCGACAGCATATCCCATATCCATGCGAACATGCTGCCAAAGCCCTGCAGCAGCGCATTCAGCACCGGGGCCTGTTCCGCCTCCCCCGCTGCAGGAGCCGCCGGGAACCACCCGGTCGGCAGCAGCTTGCGGATGCGCAGGGCAAAACCGTTCTGCGTCACGTCAGCCAAAGGACACCGTCCCCGCACGATAGGCCGTGCCGGTTGTCGCGGGCAGGTCCACCACCCCACCGGCCAGTGTCACGCCGGTCACGTTGGTGACGGACGTGCTGGCAGCATAGGCAATCTGGATCAGGCGCGAATAGCTGGCCGAAGCCCCGATGGCGAGGCCATTGAAGTAGGCCGCGATATTGGTGCTGATCGTGGCCTGAACGGCGGCAAGGTCGCCCGTGCCATCCACGCTGACGGTCATGGCCACGGCGGGCCGCACCACATCGGGGCGCACAACCATGATGGACACGGCGGCCGGACGCACATCATCCACGGCCGTATAGACCTGATCGATCAGCGTATCGGACACGTCACCCGACCCGTCATCGACATACACCACTACGTTTCCGGGCAGGAAAGCGCCGGACGTGTCCACGTTCTCCACCACCTGGTAGATCAGGTCGGCGGAAACATCGGTTACGGCGTTTTCGATGGCGGCAATCGTGGCCTTGGAGCGGCTGTTGATGTAGGCGACAAACCGGGTGCGGAGCGCCGCGTCCGTCTCGCCATCGCTGCCGTTGGTCAGGGCTGCGGCATTCGTTACAGTGTCGATACCCGCAACCGCCGTGCCCAGCAGGCAGATGGCACCCGCCGCCACGTTGCCGGTAGTGCCGGTGGTCTCGCACTGGACGGGCACCGTGATGGATGCCGTGCCAGCCGGACGCACATACGCGCCATCGGCTGCGGACCAAGCCGCATTCGTGCTGTCCTCCACCACATCATAGATCAGGTTCGAGGCCGTCTTGACCGTGCTGCCCACCGCAATGGTGGCGGACTGGCTGGCGGGTGTGAACGAGGTGAACGTGACCGTGCCGGTGGCTGCTGTGCCCGCCAGGCGCGTGAGGCCAAAATCCTGCACGAAACTGTCCACGTCCGACCCGATGGACGTGGCAAGGCGGGTGCGCGAGAGGATCTGCAAAGCAATGAACTGGAACCACAACCCCAACCCCGCCACCGCTTCAAGCATGGCGCGGCCGGGGGAGCCGACGTTCAGGTCCAGCAGCGACGGGCACGCGCCCTGCGCTGCGGCCACCATGTTGCCCAGCGTCGTCTTGAAAGACTGGAAGGTTATGGCCAAGCGGGCCTCCCATAAAAAAAGGCGGCTCCGGGGAACCGCCTGTCAGGTGCTCAGTGTCAGTTCCTGCACCGCGCCGGTGGTGGCATCGGTGTAGGATATGGCCAGAAGATAAGTCTCGGTTTTCGGGCTGGTTATGGTCACGGTGACGGGTTGGGTCTGGTCCACGCCTGCCTCGGCCTGCATCTGTTGCAGCACAAGGGCGCGGATGCCCGCCTCATCCATCACCATGCCGACCCGGGCGGGCAGGCCCGCGCCGTAATCGGGCTGCCAGATATATGCGCCCGCATTGGTGCACAGCCTGCGCAGCAGCGCCTGCCGGGTCTGGTCCGCGCCCGTCACCACGGCAACACCACCGGTGCCCGACAGGTCGAGGTCACCGCCCATGGTGTGGGACAGGGCGCTCATGACGGCGCGCCCGTGGTGCCTGGCGCATCGGTGACCGGGTGGGTGTGGCTGTGGCCGGACGTGCCGTTCGCGATCACGTCCTTCTGGCCCGTCACGGTGCCCTGCGCGGTCATGTCCTTATCCGTGGCGATGGGGCCGCCAGTGACGGACAGGCCGTTACCATCCAGCGTCATGGCCACGCCGCCGACCTTCCACGCCTTGCCGCCATTGGTCAGGGTTTCCGTGGCGTTCCCGGCCCCGCTGTAGATCGTGTCTTTCGTGATATGCCACCACGGGGCGTTCTGCGTGGCGTTTCCCGGCGTGGTTTCGCCATTGCCCGGCGGCGCGCCGCACCCGGCCATGATCAGCATCTCGCCGGGCTGTGCCGGACTGCCGGTGGCGGGGGATGCGGGCGGCATGACCACCGCGTCATACACCGGCATGACGGCCACGCCGTGTTCCGCGTCCGCCTCCACATGCACGACCAGCACATGCGTGCCGATATCGGGCGGGCAGGCGATGCGCAGGCTGCCGACCTGCATGGCGGCCCAGGGCAGCCAGCCGCTTTCGATGTCTGACGGCTGGGTCATGACCTTCACGGCATGGTTTACCGGGTCTACCGCGCTGACGATGCCAAACTCCGGTTGCGCCTGCGCATTCGCGATGTTGGAACCCACCATGCGCATGTCAGCCATTATCTTCGTCCTTCGTCACATCGCGGTTGCGTAAGGTAATCTGCTGTGTGAATCCGCCAGACCACGAAAAGCGGCTACTGACCGCGTCCACATCAAGCGTGCCATCCCATGTCGTGCCAGTGCCGGTGATCTGCATGAACTGGCGCGGGGCCAGCGTGATGCGGCCTGGTATCTGGCCACTGATGACGCGCTCATGCGCCACGATTTCGTTATATTTCTGCTGGGCATACCGCTGCACCAGATCAAGGCGAGCGCCGGGCAGCGTGAAGCTGTGCAGGTTGCCATTACGGGCGGCCATCGTGGGTGATGGCCCTTCTGCCGTCCAATAAAACTCCACCCGGTTGCGCTGGCGGCTGTCCCAGCTTGTGACATGCACGATGATGCCCTTACCGATCTGGTAATCCCGCGTGAAGCGCAGGCCACTTGCCCCCATCCTGATAGGATTAAGTGGGCCAGTGTCGCTGTAATCCAGCGTCTGGGTGTTGGCTTTCGTGGGCTTGGGGTAGGGTGCGCAGACAATCGTCTTGCCCTCGGCGTAGAGGTCGCACCGATTCATGTTGGCCTCATAGGTGGCCAGATCAAACGCAGTCTGAAACCGACTGTGGCTGCTGGCGGACTTCCGTTTGTGTTCGACCTGCCAGAACTGGCCCACCATACCATCGGTCATGGTTACGTTGGGCGTCAGGCCCGCATCAGTGATCATTGCCTTGACCACATCCGCGCCAGTCATGTTCATCCAGCCCGACAGCACACGCATATCCAGCAGCTTGGCCAGGTAGTCGCGGCACTGGATGTGTACGGACGTTTCTGCCGGGGACCATTCGACATGATCCACGATGCCCTGGAACATGGTCGTCCACTGTGCGCCGGCCCGCGCCTCGTCGCGCATCTGCAAGGTGATGTCGATATCAGGAAGCGCGGATCCGCTCGATGATGCCGCCAGATCAAACCATAGGCCGCCCGTGGCAATCTGAGTCCGGTCCAGCGCCAGCGTCATATCCAGCGTGTCCGCCCGGCTGTATCGGGTGCGGGTAAGCGTGAATTCTTCCAGCAAGGTGACGGTGGTTTCGGCTCCGTTGACCAGAAGCCGGGCGCGGGGCACGCGCCATATCGGCTGCTTGCGGTGCGCCGTAACGCTGATTGTCTCGCTCATGCCGACACCCCAGGCACGCCACTCGCCAGTGATGCATCAACGGTCGGTAGGATGATCTGAACTGGCGTCAGGAAGTTGGACAGATCGGGATCCGTCAGACCGTTCAATTGCGCAATCCGCCACCACTGGGTTGCATCGCCAAGCTGCGCCGCCGCAACGTGATACAGCGATACGTCTGCCGCCGTCACTTTGATCGTAGTTGCCATGATGATCCTATTGCGCCGTAACTAGCGGCCCGTTCTGGGTGCCGTCCGTGGCTGTCAGGGTGTTCGCATAGGCGCGATTGACCAGTGCGCCGGACGTGACCGATGCGCTGTGCAACTCCGCATTCTGGGTCAGGGTGGATAGACCAGCCGCGCCGTTCAGGCTGACCCCCTCAAGGTTCGCGCCTGTCTGGCTGATACCAGTTGTCAGGCCAGTGCCAGCCGCTTCCAGGCCGCTCAGCAGGCTTGCCGCGCTTTCCGGGGTCGAGGCCAGATTGACGCCCGCGCCAGACAGGCCGCCGACCACCGACAGATTATCCTGCACGCCAGCAAACACTCCGCCAGCGCCAACCATGTCGGCAACCGGCGTCACCTGCCCCACAACCGTGGATAACTGGCCCGCGATATTGCCTGTAATGGTGGCTACATCACTCACGGCACCGGTGATGGATGAAACGACAGA